TAGAAGTACTGGACGAAATGACACTTCTTCTGGCAACTCAAATGTAAACGGATCCAAAGGGATCACATGTCTGGTCAGATGGTTAGTTAGGGACTTAATACCTCTCAAAGCTACCCTTACTGACTTTCAGTTGCAACTTTTTGCAACCTTAGGTTTACAGATCTTACGTAAACCTCCTTTCGCCTTGCTTGTTCAAGGCGATGACCTTCTCCATCTTTTATCTGATGAATTCGACGACCCTGAGTTCCTCGAATACGTTACATGGTATTCCAAACAGAAAGGCTTTAAAATCAAATTCGCTAAGTTAACCCGTCTCGTTCACGAGGTAGATTACTGTAGTAGAGTGTTTTGGCCTGTTTCAACTGATGACCATCCTTTAGGATACATGCTCGGACCTATGCCCGGCAAGGTGTTACCTAAAATAGGATTTGCTTCGGAACCAGTTGAGTGCCCGTATGAACGTAATCGAATGATCGCCTTAGGAATGAGAGAGGCAACAGGACACGTACCCTTTTTGAAGGAGTGGTGTGACTGTTTGCTTCGTGTGACCCATGGTGTAAGTGCAACAGCTGAAAAGCGACCTTATGCACATTACGCAGTCACCTCGCATTCTTATTTTCCAGAGACTTGGGACTTTTTATATGCCAGATATGGAGTCGGGAAATTAGATGTTGTGAACTTTCAACAAGACCTCAAGCAGGTTACCTCTTTGCCTTTTGGGATACCAACCCAGATCATCGAGCTGCTTCGAGGTGTTGACTCGTAAAATCAGCATCTAACACAAGTGAATGCATGTCTCAACCAAGAAACATCAAACGAAATTTACAAGAACTAGAAACCTCGTTAACCAGATTACGGAAAACAGGGGTAACTCTAAATTCACGCGAGCTCGCAGCTCTCGCCAAAACATTCCAACAAGACGTTCGGGAAATTCGACAGGACGAAACAAAGTCCGGCTTTCAAAAGGTCATGTCAGGGATTCACAGCTTTCTAGCCGGTCCCGGAAAGGAACTACTCAAGTTCGTTCCAATGGCACTTTCCCTATTGTAGCCTCCCACGAAAAACGTTTCCAACATGTTCCGCGAAAGCAATATAACTCGCTCAAACGTTCCCTTTTTCGAGACGGAGAATCAGGCATCGTGCATAATTACACGAATGGATTTGATTTTCCCGAAGTAAAGCCACCAGTTTTAACGACTGGTGTTGATTCTA